CATATTGTTTGTAGGTCCGCACATAAAATCAACCAAAGGATAATTGGCCGCTTCAGGTAAAAATATTGTGTGAGTTTTTTTGATGTCAACTTTATTTTTAGCAGTTTGTAAAGGATTGTCATTCATCAAATATAATGGTCCTAATAATTCAGCAAAATCTTTATTGATATCTTTTAATACGGCTTTGATTGTATTCAGATGTTCAGTATAAATTTTTTTCAATTGACTTGTATTTGCGGATTCACCTGAAACAACGTGTGTCAATTCTTTTAGATATAACGCAACTTTAGGATTTAGATCTGCACGTTCATCTATATTCTGAATTAAATTTGTTATATATTTGTCTCTAGTTAATTTTTTATCTACGACTAATGGAAAATATTTTGGTTTGAGAGAACCTGCAGTTCCTCCTTTACCTTTTGGTTTTTCTATTTGATCAAACTTTACTCTATATAATTTTCCATCATAATCAATAAGTGCCTTTGATACATATTCTCCTTCATTGATATATTCAATTTCTTTTCCTTTTTGTAATTGTACACCATTTAGCACTGATTTACCTTTCATGGCAACATCAAATGCTTTAATATAGGATTCTTTTTGTGGAGATTTTAAGACTGTTTTAACTCTATCTTGTGAGGAAAAATATTTTATATATTTTTGTTGTCCAGTCGCACCAGGCATTAATCATCCTTCTTTCCCTTCAGAAGTTTTTGCAACTCTGCCGTACTACCAACAAACAAAGCATTTGTAACTTTCTCAGGAACGTTCTTGACTTCTTTTGTGATGTTTTTTACTTGCTGATGAAGACCGAGAAGATTTTGATTTTGATCACCAATTACTTTTATGAGTTGACCAACAACCTCATACATACGTGCATTACCATTCTCTTTTGCTTCCATTAATAATTCATCTAGTGCATCATGACCACGCTCAATTACATTGTAATAATTTTCTCTTGCATATTGATAATCAGTATCCAATTCGTCATCACTCTTGCGTGGTTCTATCTTTGGTGGTTTTTCTCTTTCGATAACTGCATTCTCTGCAACATTTAATATCTTGTCTAAATCATCAAATCCACTCATGAGTCCACTCCTGTTTCTGGATCACTGTCTATTGCAGGATTAAAAACCGTAATTGTAGTATTAGCATCAAAATCTCCAGTGGGATCTACGTCTGCATCTTTACCACCTACTGGTGTGATACTAATTCTACTCACCGAATCACCTTGAGCCTCACCAGTTTCTAATATAAATGAATCACCATCTTCTAAATCTAAATATTCTGATGTAGATATTGTACTCGATTCTAATCTCATTCGATCAAGATCTGGAATTTTATCAGCCAATGAATCAAACAAATGAAAATCAACTTGTACACTCTTTATAATTTTACCACCGCCTTTAATGTCAGGATATAAAAATCCTTTCATAAAAAAATCGAGAGTCCATATCAGTGTTCTTCTCGTTCCAAACTCACCGTCAAATGTGTCTTCAAGTGATGCAGAATTAAATGAAATTGGAACGTCTAATTTTATACCTAAATCAGATACGGCATTGATTGTGACTGTAAATTCTGGGGCAAAGAATGGTAAAATTTGTTCTAAGATCTGAGTACCATCTTCAGCATTATCAACAAAAACGAATAATTGAAAGTCCATGTTATATGGAACAGGATTAAACATTTTTCTTAATGTACTGCCACCTTCAGAAGACGATGCCCTACCTAAAATTTTACCTACAGTGTTTAGTTTTCTAATAGGATCATAAGTAAGTGATGTCATCTCAAATCCCATACGTGGTAACTGTACGGCAACTTGTCTATCTATATTTGGATCTTGTCTTATTCGTGTAAGAAACTTTTGCTTTGGACCGTATGCTATGGGTACCTTCTGTCTTGACACAACATTACCAGACGAATCTTTCTTTTCAATGTTAATATCATTGAATAAAGTTCCGAAAAGAACTACGTACTTTCTAATTGTCTGATGGTAAAAAGTTTGTCCTAGCATAGTAAATATATTTATAAATAGTAGTATGGCCTTATCTATTAAAAAACAAGGTATTAATTTTGAGATTGATCAAGGTTGTACCTTCTCAAAAACATTTACTGCAAAAAACGCAAATAATGCTAACGTTACAATAACTGCTGGTTCAGTTGCCGCTAGAATGCAGAAATCTTATGACACATCAAATACATCATTAAGATTAGATTTCACAACTTCTACATCAGGATCAAACGTTACTATTTCAGCAACCGCAACACAAACTGCTTCTATGGCCCATGGTCGTTATTATTATGATATTGAATGGACGCACGACACGGTAGAAGTAGAAAGAATTGCGGAGGGTATCATTACTCTATCACCTGGAGTAACTTAATAATTACTTTCGCTGAATGGATTAGATTCAGAAAAGTCTATGATTGAATCTGCTTCAGTCTCAATCGTAACATTGTTTGCAGAAACATCATTAGTAAAAACTTGTGTATCTGGTGTTGTGCTTAAACTATAATATGCACCACTTGTATCACCAACTATATTTGATGTGGCACCAAAAGTACCCACCACATCTGTTATTTTTAATGTTTTATCCGTTGCATTCCAAGAAACAACTCTTGCTTTCGTATTTGCTGATCCTAAAGAATCTCCTACATAAACTGTCTCGTCATCTACGTATGCACCAGATCCATCACCCATAGAAAGATTAATTGAATATGCAAGTTTGTCTTCTATTTCATCTATATCTTCAACACCAGTATCAATTCTTTGATCATCATACTGAAACAATTCGCATGTTAGATCAAAAATTGGTAATTTACCAAATTGATAAAACATAGATTCATGCTCAACAAATCTTATCTCGTATAATTTTTTGTTTAATGGAAAAAATATTACATCACCCTCTAACGGTCTGTCTTGTTCTGTGATGTCTAAATTATCAAATCGTCTTCTTGCTACTGAAAAAACGACTTGATCACGTATCTCTAATCCAAATCTTGATACAAAATCACCTTCACCCTCAAATCCATCTACAGATTTGACATACATTTCTATGAGGTGTGCTTGATTAAATTCTGATATAGTATCTTCACCATATAACAAATCTTCATTTACATATTTTCTTGGAAGATAATAAACGTCTATACCATAATTTTTAATCGCCTCTATGATAAGATCTTGATGTAAGGCTTGTTCTGGTGTGTTCTCAAAATGATTGAAGTATACGCTTGTAGTCATTAGAAAGGTCCTGCTCCAATCATCATGTCAACAGGAAGTTCATTACGCAATTGCATGTCTTCCTCAATCTGATTAAGTTCTGTAACGGCGTCCTCAAACAATTGTCTACCATTTAGATTAACACCTCCTGGTAATTGCACACCATCATACTTAATTAAATTTGCTCCCCATTGTCTCTTGAAAAGTGCAGTTATATATTTTTTTAGAAAAATGTCATTATAAACATCAGTAAATGTGTCAGGATTTACAATTGCAAAACATTCAGCAACAACAAAATCTCCTATTGCAACATCATCATTATCCCAATCCATATCCAAATACAAACGATTTTGATGTCTATTAAATCTTATTGGTTTTTTACCCACAAATATATCATTTAACAATTGTAAATTACCTTGAGTCATTTGATAATGTGCTAATGATCCTCCTGTCAAATATGGCATTTCATTCATGTGAAATTGATATCTAAAATTAAACATATTTGCAGATGTTTGTCCACCTGCCGAACTGTTTATATCAAAAATATTTACTACACCAATAATTCTATCATCGATTGGTATGAAACGATTATCAACATCTCCAAATGTGACAGTGCCTGCAGATGCAGTTGCTCCTGATGTTGATCCTGTTATTGTTTCGGATGATGTGAAGGTTGATGATGTATTATTATTTGATACGCCTGTTGGATCTTTATGTCGCTTGAAAGTAATTATACTCGTGTTTGCAGAATGTACAGTTGCGGTAGCATTGGACGAACCACCAGTAATCGTTTCACCTGCCTCAAAAGAACCAGTTACACTAGAAATGGCTATTGTCGACCCAGTAATCTTATGTCTTAAATAAGTTTTTTCTACACCGTCAAAATGATATTCTTGAAAATATTGCAGACCTTCATCGATACGATCTTCCAATTGATCATCATCAACATTAATTTCGACAACAGGTTTGCCTAACATTCTAAGACTATATTGTTTTAATGCTTCTCGTGAACTAGGTTTTGCCATTTAATCTCTTTAACTGCTATTAATTAATGTACCATCTGAATCTAATACTTTCAATCTACATTGAACACCATCACTAATAATGCTATTACCTTTAATTGTTGTTGTACCTGAACCGCTTGTAAATGTGGCATCTCCTGATACACCTAGTGTAGAACTAAAAGTAACTCCAGATGTTACACTCATTGTTGAACTAAATGTTGCCGCACCTACAGATCTAAAAGTGCCAGCAACTTCCAACTTAAAAGTAGGTGAGGTAGTATTCACACCTATGTTTCCATTAGCAGATACTTGAAAAGGAATGAATGAACTGTTTGCAACTTGCATTATTGCACCACCGTCAGATCTAGAATTCTTCACATAAAGTGTCATATCATCAGCATCACCTGAATTAATAAAACTTACCAAAGGTTCAGATTGCACTCCTGAAGCGGAAACATTTAATGCGACCTGACCAGTATAATTTTGTATAATATTGACACCTTTCATAGCATCAGTTTCTACATGTAATGCAGTTCCTCCAGTTGCAGTTGCATGGTCCTGTCTAATATTTACAATTTTTCTTCCGGCTGATGAGCCAGAATTATCATAAGCATAAATTGCTGAACCACCTGTCAATGTCGTACTATTTAATTGCATTATATGTTGACTTGTTTGACTACCATCAACATATATTCCATATTGATCAGCATCATTAGAATCAATATAGATACCAGCAGTACCGTCCGAAGAACCTACGTTTACATGAAGTTTTCCTGACGATGCACCAACCGTATCGGCACCAACTATTTGTAACGAACCACCATTATCATGTGAAAAGACTGCGGTGTTTGCACCTTGATTTATAACATGAAGATCATCTGTATTATGAACATATATTAAACCACCTACATCAGGATCTGCACCATCACCAAATGCTATGTGTGAATTGGATACTGTATTTGCTAATATAGTCAAACCTGCAGAAGTATTACCCTCAAGAACTAACTCATCGGCTGTAGTCTCGACTGCAAAAGATGTAAGATCACCTCCAGAAGTATCCCAATTTGCATAATCACTAGCGGCGGCATACTCTGTTCTTATATGCACTCGACCTTTAGATGAAGTAGGTTTCTTTTCTGTTCCAATCGAAGAAGATACTTCCACAAATTTTCCTACACCAACATTAGCAGTATAACCTGATTCACCAGTAACAATATTATCAACGCAAAGTGATACGCTATTTGTGGTTGCCAAAAATCCTTCACCATTCGCTACGACATTTGAGTTTTGTACCGTGCTTCCATCTATTGTAGTCGTATTCATGGATGCACCATTTACTGTAGCACCAGTAAACTCGTGTGTGCCAGCAGATAATGTAATTCCACCAATAGTTCCACTATTGACATTTACTGTAGGATTCGTTAAAACAATATCATCATCTGAAACAGCAGTACCTGTAAATTTTGCAACGGCTCCAAGATTTGTTACTGTTGCCCCTTCAAGATCTATTTCAGATGCACCACTTACAAATTTTTGACCATTAAGATCTACTTTACTATTGTAAATAAAAGTATTTGATATTGATGTATCTGCTAATGATGGTGATGAAACATCAATAGCGGTACCACCTAAGATGTGAGTTTGATGAACATTACCTAATGATGTTGTATTTGCTGAAGTAAAATTAATATTACCACCAGTAAATGTCAATCTTGTTCCTGTTACAAGCGTTCCTGTCACAGAATCAGATACTATTTCATTTACTTGAAAACCAGAAGTAGAATTGGCATAAACAATAGCACTTGTCGGATCAACACTATTCGCACCATTAATTTCTGTTACAATATCATTGGTTCTATTACGCCAATCATCAAATGTATTTGTTAATTCTACTGAACTTACACTAGGCATTTGTTCCTCTTATATCTTGAAGGTGAAATAAAACAAGGTCTAATTTCTGTTTTATGTCATTCACTTCGTTTCTCAGATTATTTATTTGTTGCGACTCTGATATTTTTTTTCTATGTTTATGCAAAGCCTTTAAGTCATTTGCAAGTAATGCTTTGTTGTCTAAATCTTTAAGATAATTTGGATGATCTGTTTTTACTTTCATTATGGATTACCTGGACTATCTAATGCTATTGCTTTAAGATCCGAAACTTTTGGTATTCCAATATAAGTTGTTTGTATGTCCAAATCTCTTGTAAAAACTATTTTTATGCAAAAAGTTCTAAAATTTCTAAATGTTGTTACTCCGTCATTTGATGAATAACTTATTTTCTCATCTTTAGTCTTGAAAACATATTCCTTAAAATCATCTTCATTTAATGAAAATAATCCTGCTGATGTATCTTGGTCCATTAGGATATAAGG